TGAATCTTCCGGATAATATCTGTATTTTACATCCGCTTCTGTAATTTCAATCAATTCAAGTCGCAACATCTGTCCACTTCCCTTCTACAAATTATTTTTATTTTTAAACTCCTTTAAAGCTTTTTGATAATTATATTTTTTCTCTGCCAAACGGTGTGCTTCCTGATAACTCATATGTTTTTTATTCATCAACTCGTATTCCAACCGTTCATGCTTCAGCATTATCAAATCATGCTCTTGGATATTCTTTCCTTCACGCAATCTTCTGAACGACTCCGCCATATCATAATCTGGATCAAATCTTCGCTTTCCACCGTATAGTTCATGTTCTTTTATAAATACGTGATCATATACCTTGTTAATGCTCTTTTCCGATATTCCCGTATTATTCGCAATGGTCTTGACCATATTGTTCTTTTTGCTACGTCTCACAGATTCATAATATTTAATAGCGTGTGCATCTCTTTTAACATATAATGGATCATTCTTATCTGTAAGAGCTCCTTTCACAGCTCCTGAATTTATTATATCATTTCCTTTACCTTTTGCAATAGAGCTCTGATATCTTCCGGTGGAACTGCTACGTTTTAACGTCTTTTCCAACTCTTCTTTAAATATTTTTGCAAATTTTCTTGGGTTCTTACATGTATAAGCCTCTGCAAATGCTTCTGCAAATGCTTCACGTGCATCTTTACTTCCATATGATCCCAAAACGTCTACCAGATTACTTGTTTTTGCTTTAAATATGTCTCCATCAAAATACCTAAGCAAACTACTTTGGACAATATCATAATCCTCCACTGAAAAGTTTTTATTCAAGCTATCTGCTATATAGTGGCCATACTCATGTGCAAAGAAATGTATTTTATAGTCATCCGATTTTGAATATGTTATCAGTTTCGATGTTGGTTTGGATTCAATAGATTTCTTCATAAGCTTGATTGATCTTGATTTACTATAATACGCACCTGCTGCCGTTTTTCCATTTTCTTTTAAATCATCAACGACAGATATCGAATTTAGTTGCAATTTATTTTTATTAAAATAGCTTGCGTGCTTGGCTTCAAAATCCGAAACAAAGTCCGCATATTTGTTTATGATTTCCTCTGATAGCTCAGTCGATGAATTGTTTCTAAACTTTATGCCACATGATTCGAATTTCGCAATCGGATCTTCTTTGGCATTGGATTTATAATTCTTTTTTTCTTTATCATTAAGTTTCTTCCTTATTTTCTCAATTTTTTCAGCAATTTCTTTTGCTTTCTTTATTTCATTAGCATCAGAACCATCAAAACCTTCTTCTACACTACCAAAATCATTTACAAACTCATCATAAGAATATCCTTCTGTCAGTTTTTCGAAATCTTTTTCATATTTGCTTAATTTATCAACCAATTTTTCAGATTCCATAGAAGACTGCCAATCTTCGAAATTCAATCCGTGTTCCTGATAGCTGTTTATCCACTCCTCATAAGCCTCATTATCCATATATGCGGCTGTGCTACAATGACAGTTCGGATGCATTGGTGGAGCATTCTCTCCCGGCATCATATCATCTACCTTGAAATGCTTATCGTCCAGCCCTTTGCAAATCGGACATACATCACCTTTTGTGCATGCAACATATACATACTCATCAAATCCGTTACGGATAAAAGACTGCTTCTGAGCCTCTGTCTGCACTCTTGCCAGTTCTGTTACCATGAGTCGTTCAGCATTATAGGCTGATACTCCAAAGCGCTTCGTTAGATGTCTAGCGAGTTTACGCGGATTCTCTCCTTTAATCAGTCCAGATGCAAGCAGTCCTTCCAACTCTGCTTTGAGCATACCGTGATACATCCATATGCGATCTGAATACGTGGCATTTTTGAACGATGCATTCACAATTGCATGAGCGTACTTTTCGTTTTTCATAATGCTCTTTCCAAGGATCCCCGCCTGCCTCCGGAATTCATCCAGTGTTCTCTTTGTCAGTTTCTTATCGAAATACTTTTGAAGATCATCAAAGCCCGATACCATCTCCAGGCCAATGTTCGCCTTCAGGAGCTCCAGCCGATTCACCTTCATGGTCAGATTGTAAATACGCATCTCTTCATTCGCTTCATCCGAGAAATCTTTCTTTGCCACGTACTTCTTTGCCTTTCTGGCATAGGCATCGATGTCAAGCTTATCTGCACGCTTTTTAGCTTCTGCCATCGTAATTCCTTCTTTTTTGGCATATCTGGCATAGAATCCATTTATTTCCTTTGTGATTTCATCAATCATGGTTTGGTAGATTTCCTGAATCTGGCGGTTATATTCTTCTTCATCTATGATATTATGTTTCTTTGCTTCCGTTTCCCGGTTCTTCCAGTACTCCTGACTTGCCATCGCCTGCACCTCCGAACATTTGTGTCATAACAGGATCTGTCTTCGCTTTTTCCTGTTCGCTCTCGATTTTTTCCATCTCACTCTGCACATTATCTACTACAGACAGTACACCAAGCTGTGTCTCTTGTGATACGATTCCATCCAAGTTGCCGGCGATCTGACTCTCTTCCAGTACATTCGATGGAATATTCGGTGTGAAATGATAATGCAGTTTCACCCAGTCATCTTCTTTCATTCCGGATACCGGATTCGAAAAGATAAGCTTGTACCGCCGGTTCATTCCGGATGTAAACTTTCGTTCTTTTGTCTTGGCCAGATTACTCATTCCCTGCAGCTTATACTTCATGGCAATGCCGGAGCTTGTACCAAAGTTCTCATCTGAGATATTCGCAACCATACTGATCTGGAATATTAATTTCTCCAAGCGATCAATCAAGTTCTCCTGTGTGGTATCTCCGTTTGGTTTCTGCAGGAAGTCAACTATAACAGTATCGGCATCTCCTTCCAGATTAATGATTCTGTTATCACGGATATGCTCCAAATCTTCATCTTCCAATTTACTTCCAAGTACTTTCATGTATGCGTCTGCAAAATAATCTACGTCATTCGCTTTTTCACTGATTGCTTTGTTATAAGCATCAATCATCGAGATTGCTGGTTCAAAGATGCATGTGCGTTCTTTGTTCTCCACATACTCTGTAGCTGGCACCCCGTCAAATCCATGTATCTTTTCTTCTTCCTCCCAGATAAGCTTTCCCTTCTGGGTAAACCAACGTATCTTCTCCGCATCTGATACGCTTCCATGCAGTACATTATTCGAGTCTATGTACAGTCGAACGAAATACCGTTCTCTGCACAGCACCGAATCATCATAGATCATAAAGGCATCGAACGGTGTCAGATATGTAATCCCGATGTTCCCCAGCTCATCTACGTAATACATCTCGTACCCTTTACCATAAATGCAACAGATCTTCGACAGTTCCGCATTGTTATCGTCCTGATCATTGTACTGATCCAGGAGCTCCACATATTTTTTGATGTTATCGTTGGTATCGTTATCTACGGAAATTCGGATCGGATTCCCGATAAAATATCCGTTAAATGTATCCACCATATATTTTGCAAAGTTCACAGCAATACGATTGTCTGGTTTATAATCCGGCTTCGGCTTCTGGTGAAAAATCTGGTAGTCTGTTTCATACGCATCTTTCAGATGTTTGAACCGAAAGGCGCACTCTGCATTATGTTTTGCTATGAATTCATTTAGTTTGTTATCTGTCAGTTCTTCTTCTGACGGTAATCGAAATAACACTTTACAGTCCTCCTTTCAGGTTTCTATTTAAACGAGCTTTATCCCCAAAGATTGTATAGACGAAGTATCTTACTGCGTCCATTGCATGGTCATATTGTTTTATCGGCTTATCTTCCCCTCGTTCAGCGGCTTTTGCATCCCAAATGTAAGATGCAAACTCTTTGATCGTGTTTTGACAAACATTGGAAAAGATAATTTTAATCAAATTCAGCTTTGTGGACACCAGTCTGATACCATCTTCTACATCGTTCTTTGCTTTTATTACTCTAAATCCTCTTTTTCTCAGCTCGGCAATAAATGAAGCTGCTGCTGGATCGACGATAACAGCTTTAATCTCCGTTCCATCTAGCCAGCTTTCCAAATCGTTTGCATATTCTGCATCCGTCTTTTGCCTTCCTTTGTCTCGGCCGGAGTAATAGTATTCTCTAGTACAGTACCAGACGCCATCTGTTCCTTTGTTCCACAGCAGGAAAACTGTGGCATTCTGTGTTCCATAATCGCTACTAACGTATCTATTGCTATTTATCAGCTTTGTTTGGAATTCATTCGGATCTTCCACATGTTTTTCGTTGTCGAACATGTCATAGATAACGCCTTCTGCCATCGCCCACAGGCCGAGAATGTAACGCTTGTAGAATACTCCTCTGTATGTATTCCGGTATCTTTCTTTGATCTCTTCGCTGAGGCTCAGGTTATCATCCATTACGAAATGTACGTATAGGATATTCTTGACCGATTCATCTTTCGCCCTTAACTCTGCTGCCCTTTCTTTTCCAATGTATCCAACAGCTCGGTCTATCCAATTGACTTTAAACCAATGGTAAGGTCC